CTTATCAAAGCGCAGACGCAAGGCGCTTTTAAACGGAATGGCCTGCCCATGCGGCAGCGGCAAATCGTTCAAAAAATGCTGCTGGAAAAGGTACCAGCGCATAAAGCAAAAATAGCAGGAGGCCCCAACCGCATCGAGTTCGAATACCTTTGAACCTTCGCATCAACTCATCAGGAAGAGAGAACCACCATGCACCACCTTCCCTGCCCCCTTCCCATCGACGCCGCCTGGCTGCCGCCGGAGCTGCGCGAAGCCGCCATCGGCAAGCGCTACCGGGTCAAATTCTCCGCCGCGGAAAAGCGCTCGCTGATCAAAAAGGCCTACGTGCGGCCGTCTGACTGGTGCGAGCGGCACATCGTGCTGCCCGCCGACGCCCCCATCCCCGGCCGGTGGCGCAACCGCAACATGCCGCACGTGGCCGGCATCCTGGACGCCTCCTTTAACCCCGGCGTAAGAGAGATCGTGTGTTGCTGGGCGCCCCAGACCGCAAAGACCTCGTTGGGCTTCAACGCCATCGGCTACGCCATGGACCGCGTGCCGGGAAACTTCCTGTGCGTGTTTCCAGACATCAAGACCTCAAAAGAGACCATCCAGGACCGGCTCACCCAGCTGTTTAAAGACTCGCCCCGGCTGCGCACGTACCTCACCGGCTACGAGGACGATGTGTCCACCAGCCGCATCAAGCTCGCCCACCGCAAGATCTACGTGGGCTGGGCCTCGTCTATCGCCAGCATGGCCGCAAAGCCGCTGCCCTATGTCATCCTGGACGAAGAGGACAAGTTCGAGTGGTCGACCAAGGAGACCACCCCGCCCAACCTGGTGCGAAAGCGCTTGACGCGCTTTTCCCACATGAGCAAGCTGTGGCGCTTTTCCTCTCCCTCGGTCGAGTCCGGGCCCATCTGGAAGGCATTGAACGAAGAGTGCGACGTGATCTTCGACTACCATGTGCGCTGCCCCTCGTGCGGGGCCTACCAGGTCATGGCCTTCGGCGGCAGGGACACGGACCACGGCATCAAGTGGGAGGGCGGCACGGGCGCCGACCCCAAGCAAATCGAAAAGCACCGGCTCGCCTGGTACGTGTGCCCCAAGTGCAAGGCGCGCTGGGACGATGCCATGCGCGACCAGGCCGCCCGGGCCGGCCAGTGGCGCGACCGGGAAAAAGGGGTTTCCATCGAGGCGTATCTGGCCCACTTTACCCCCCGCGTCATCGGATCGCACATGCCCGCCTGGCAGTCGCCGGAGGTCTCGATGTCCAAGGCCGCGGCCCAGTTCATCAAGGGGCAAAAAGACATCGAGGAGCTAAAGGACTTTAACAACGGCTTTGCCGCCCTGCCCTGGAAGCCGGCCCAGCGCGACCGCAAGATATCGGAGATCGTCGGCCTGAGAGATGAGCGCCCCGAGGGCAAGGTGCCCGGAGCCGGCCGGGTGGCGGTCATCACCTTCGGTGTCGACACCCAGGGCGACGACGCCACCGGCGACCTGTGGTTCGTGATCCGGGCCTGGGGCTACGGCATCGACCCGGACAGCTGGCTGATCCGCGCCGGCAAGGTCACCTCCAAGGAGGCGCTCGTCACCGTGCTGTGGCGCAGCGAGTACTGCGACGTGGAGGGCAACCGCTATCCCGTGCTCTTTGGCCTGCAGGACGCCATGGGCCACCGCACCGACGAGGTGTACGACTTTTGCGCCTCGTACCGGGGCTATATCCTGCCCTACCAGGGTGTCGACCGCATGGTGCCCAAGTATGCCGAATCGCCCATCGAGTTTTTCCCCGGAAGCAGAAAAGCCATTCCCGGCGGCATCAAACTGCTGCGGGTCAACACCACGTATTTTAAAGGGCGCCTGGCGCGCAAGCTCGGCGTCAAAAGCGGCGACCCGGGGGCCATGTACTTTTACGCCGACTACACCGAGGATTACGCCGCCCACCTGACCGCTGAACAGATCAACGACAAGGGCGTGTGGGAAAACCCCAGGGGCCGGGCCAACCACCTGTGGGACTGCGAGGTGATGGCCATGGCCGCCTATGATTTTCTGGTCGGCGTCGGCCACATCGCCGTCTTGCAGCCTCCGCCCGAGGACCGGCCGCCCGAAGACGAGCAGGTGGCCGCCCGGTCCAGCTACCTGACGGGGGGCCGCCGATGACCGCCGAAACCTATCTTTACGTGCAGACCGTGGCCAGCCGCATGAAGTGCAGCGACAAGACCGTCTACCGCCTCATCCAGGAGGGCAAGCTGCCCGCCGTGCGCATCGGCGGCCGGGCCCTGCGCATCCCGGAAACCGCCTTCAGCGATTATCTGAAAAGCCGCGTGGTGGATCCGGACGAAGAGACCCTGGAGGACCGATGATGTATTGCCAACGCTACCACTGCAAAATATCCGCGGCCGCCTGCGCCATTCGCCAATCCAATCGGGGAAGTGAGCGGCGCGCTGACGATGTTGCATGAAAACCCCGAAAGTAATTCGCGTCCGCTCAATTGTCAGGTTGGCATTTCGCTATTGTGTCAAGAAGGACCTGCATTTTCGATCGAAGGTCTTGGAGTTTGGTTGTCGCTACATCCCAGACGATGGTGTAATCAACCCCAAAATAGTCATGGATCAGCCTATCTCGCATTCCAGTGACCTTTCGCCATTCGATATCAGGCTGAATAGCTTTGACGTTATCTGGTATTTTTTTTGATGCTTCGCCGATTATCTCGAGGCTTCGAACAAATGCTCTTTTTACGGTTGGATTTCTGACAAAAGATTCATAATCCAAATCTTTTGTCTGGCTTAAGATGTAATCGACTTCGTCTAGAATATGATGAATATATTCACGCGGCGATAGCGACACGCTCAACCTCTTTTAGGATATGTGGTCCGATGTGCGGGCTGAGAGCCTCTGCTGTAATCAACTCGACCCTACGTTCCAGGATATTTTCAAGCAGAAACGCAACTTCCATAAAATTGTCAAAAGTGTGTTTTTCAGGGATGAATTCCACGAGAATATCTATGTCGCTGTCGGGTGTCTGATCACCCCGGACAAAGGAGCCGAACAAACCAATATTTTTAACGCCATAAAATACGAGTTTTTTTCGTTCGCTTAAAATTCTTTGAAATATTTGGCTTTTAGCATCTGTTTTGGTGGTCATAGGACCCCCTCCTCAATTTCTTATATCTTAACACAATAAAATAAAAATCAAGAGGATGCAATGTGACCTTAATTGGATGAATATGTAACGACGAATTAAGGGGCCGGGAAATGATTGACCATGGCAGATCAAAAACCTCCAGAGGGTTATAAAAGGATACCTTCCAAAAGTGGCACGGTTTTCCCGGTCCCGCTTAAATGCCAGGTTAGAAATTCCATATTCTCCTTAGAAACGATATATATACTTTAATAACACTAAATGCGCCACTCCGCTCGCCAGCATTTATATAGCATATTGGTAGAAGGGAAAGAGAAAATAAGACCGAAATATAAGAATAAAAAAATTTCTTTTCCCATACTTTTTCAGCGAGGAATTTTTTGTACAGAATGAATATTAAAACTCCTTCAAAAAATAGAGGTATTGCAAATATGATGATATATATAATAAAATTTGTATTATTACTGAAAAAGGCCTCAAATATTAGAATGCCAGGAGGAGCCCATCCTGCAAACATTCCTGCATGAAAGGGGAGAGGCAGAAAGAAAAGTGTAGCAAAAAGCATCAAATATTTGTGGGCTCTCATATCGTTTTTCTAACATTAATATTATGCAGCATTCTGCGTTTATCGGAACTATTTCCCGAGAAACTCCATCTTCTTTCATCCAACCAATACATTCAACCAATCATATTTATTAGATATCTTTAAATACAATCAAAAAAGCGAACCAAAACTGATCAAAGATTGAATTGTTTTATTGAAAATTGGCATTCTGGCAAGATCACTTTTATTGACATAGAATGTAATGGTTAAAAAAAACAACTGGATTTGAATTCCATCGTTCGTTATCCAAAAGCTGTTTCCGTCATCTCCGTTACAAATGCATGCTGCTTCTTGCCGTACTTATTGGTGTTATGCAGCATGCTGCATAACACCGGTAAAAAATTATTCTCGATGCCTTTCAACGACTGATGTGTCTGCCTGCATGAATCCTAATGGCCATCATTTCATTCCGAAGTCAGCTGGTCCACCCGCAGATCAAGGGCCGCCGCGATCTTAACCAGGGTTGCAGGCCGCGGCAGGGCATCCGGCTTTTCCATCTGGGCGTATGCGGATTGGCTGATGCCCATTTTTTCCGCCATTTGCCGTTGGCTCAGCCGCTTGTATTCCCGCCAGGCGCGGATCCGGCTTTTACCGTCGATCCCCGAAGCCCTGACGACCGCATGCGGAATGGTGACCTTCCTTTCACACAGACCGATCAGATCCTTGTACTCCTCGTATGGCACAACGACAAACATGGGCTTGCCATCGCTATGAATCACCTGGTGCTTAATATGTTCTTTCATCGCGTTTTTTTACCTCTTCGATGGTTATGATTTCGACCTGGATTGAACATCGAAAAATGCCTGATAGCGTCCAACCCTCAATCGGTATGCATATGGATGGTTTTTAAGCTATGGACATAAGAGGACAGGAATGGACAGCAGTCCCTTCCCTTTATCCAACCCGCCGAGTTAAACCCTTCCCATACAGCACACCGCCGCAACCCGACAGTCACCCGATCCACACTGAACCGGGAGAAGCGATCCCATGGCGTTTTCAACCATCGATCCGGCCACCGTCAACCGTGACTCGACCATGCAGGGGTGCAAGCGTCTGCTATTTTTCTTCGTTTGATCCCTGCAGGCCTACCCGGTAGGGAGGGTCTATGCGTGCGCCCCGGATGATGATCTTGTTGGCATGTGTCGGAGATAAAGAGAGTTCTAGTCTGTCAGTCGAATGATTTTCTCCAAGTCCGCCTATTTTCCGGTTGGGATCATAGTCCCAATACCAAGTCCCTTCCAAGGCGATCCCGTCTGCTGAAACCACCGTGGCTTCCACTCTTCCGACTGCGGCCTCGCTGCGATACACATCCTTTGTGTAAATAGTGCCCCAGACTTTATTTCCATTCTGTTTCAACACGATTTTCCAACGATTCGCGCCGCCCGACAGATACCAGGTTCCATTGAAGCTCAAGCTGCTTTCCGCGCCTCCGGACATTTCCACGCAGTGATTACCGGCAAAGCCAACACGATGCGGTGTTGAGGAAGAAGCAGATGGAAAAATGAGGTCCGCTGAAATCATCAAGACTACAAAAAAGTATTTGATCGACCCTGTGGTCATTGCCACACCTCCCAATACCTTAGCCTCTTGTTGACATGGGCGGGCCTGAAGGTGGGCCGTCCCTCTCAAATTGCTCGGGACACCCGGGCCTCCATTCGAACATCCCCCCATGGATCCGCCATTGCAGCAACGCCAGTCGCCGGATCCGGAGCCGGCGGCGGCGGCAATGCGGCCTCGAGTTTCTCGGTTGTGGTGTCTTTGATCGATTTGCGCTCGGCATAATCCCTTTTCAGCCCAAACGCGCCGAGATAAGCGGTCCAGCCGGCGCCGATCACCAGGGCTTGCAAAAGATCCTGAGCCAGTGCCGCAGCGAAAAAAGCGCCGAGCACCACATAGAGCGTGGCAGCCAGGGCAAACTGCTGCCGCATGTCGGACCGCAAGTCATCCCGCAAATTGTCCGTCGCCTTCTCGATGGCGCTGATCACCTCCGGATCCTTGTTTACCGACCTTATCAGCGTGTCGATGATCTTCTCGCGGTCTTCCACCCGCTTCATATCAGCCTCGATTTTGGCAAAACCCGAAGTGCCCGGGATGGCGCCGCCGATCAGGCTGAATACGGTGACCAGCGATCCCACGATCCCAAGGGCCGCATAGAGCCCGCCCGTGCCCCAGGCGATGGGGCTGCTCCTGGTCCAGACAAATAAATTGGCTACGGTGATCGGGCTTGCCGGTGAAGCATCCTCACCCTCCGCGATCGCAACTGAACTTGCAAAAAGCAATACAAGCGCGACCATCATGGCCACCGCAGTTCGAGATAAAGCGTTCATGGATTCACCTCCCTGGAATAAAATGGTATCCAATTGTCGGGAAACGCCGATATCTTGATTCCCTCAAAAAGCAGGGCCCTTGGATCGGGTCCGGTCTCCACGATCAAATGACAGCGGCGGACGCGATGGCATCGGAAGATGAATCGATTTAGCGAAGTTCTGAATTCGTTGGAATTTGTGACGGGATTTGGCAGGATCAGTTACATATTGCCACACCACAAAACCGGAAAAAAAGCAACTCGATTCAAACAGCACCATTAAAACTTCATCCATGCCCCCATCCTGCCCCCTGCCTTCTTCCTCCGCGCCCCCTCATTTTCACCTTCCCAACCCAAATCAAAGTCATTTCGAGTCGGTTTCGGTCATCATAAGGAACGCAAATGGACACAAGTGGACAGGAGTGGACAACTCTCTCATAAGAGGACAATTGTCTCATAAGAGGACAGGAGTGGACAGGAGTCCCTTCCCTTTATCCAACCCGCCGCGTTAAACCCCACCCATACGGCACACCGCCGCAGCGCGACAGTCACCCGATCCACCCCGAACCGGGAGAAGCGATCCCATGGCGTTTTCAACCATCGATCAGGCCGCCGTCGAACAGGCCGTCCGGGACCTGGCCACCGGCCAGCGCATCGTGCGCATCACCGTCAACGGCAAGACCACCGAGTACGGCCAGGCGGACCTGGCCGCCCTGCGCGGCCTGCTCACCGACATCAACCAGGAGGTGGCCGCGGCCGAGCCCGGCCCCAGCTACATCCTCACCCGCACCGCAAAGGGGCTGTGATGTTCGATCCCGCCACCATTGTCGATCGCCACGGCCGGCCCTACCCGCGCGCGGCCTATGGCGGCGGGTTCGAAGGCGCCGCCGCCGGCGACCGCATGGCCGACTGGGGCCTTTCCGCCCTGGGACCCAACGCCGCCGTGGAAGGCTCTCTCGCCTCGCTGCGCAACCGCCAGGCCGAGCTGGTGCGCAACAACCCGCTGGCCGGCGGCGGCGTGGACACCATCGTGGCCAACATGGTGGGCCGGGGCATCCGGCCCCTGTGGAACATCGCGGACCGGGATCTTCTCAACCGGGTGCAGGATGCCTGGTTCGACTCCGTGCAGGAGGCCGACGCCGATGCCGCGGCCTCGTTCTACGGCCTGCAGGCCATCGTGGCCGGCGCCATGTGCAATACCGGCGAGGCCTTCGGCGTCTTTTCCTACCCCTCGCCCTACGACGGCCTGGCCACGCCCCTGCAGGTGCGCGTGTTCGAAGGCGCCCAGCTCGACGAAACCCACACCGCACTTTCCGGCACTGGCCACGACATCCGCATGGGCATCGAGTTCGACGGCCGCGGCCGCCGGGCCGGCTACCACTTCTACAGAAAGCACCCCGGCGAACCCTATTTTTTAAACACCTTCGAAAAGCGGCGCGTGCCGGCCGGCGAAGTGATGCACGTCTACCGGCCGCTGCGGCCCGGCCAATTGCGCGGCCTGCCCTGGTTTCACAACATCATCCTCAAGCTGCACGACATCGACCAGTGCGTGGACGCCGAGCTCGTGCGCCGCAAGACCACCACCATGTTCGGCGGCTTCATCAAGCAGATCGCCCCGGCCGGTTTTCTTCCCGGCGCCGGCATGCCCGGCGGTCCCCCGGGCAACATCCTCGGCCACCAGACCGGCACGGCCCACGCCGCCCAGGTCATCGAGCTGCGGCCCGGCACCTTCCCCAAGCTGCCCGCCGGCTGGGACGTGGCCTTTGCGCAGCCCACGGACGTGGGCGGCAACTACGTGGCCTGGATGGTCCAGCAGCTGCGCGACGTGGCCAAGGGCATGGGCATTACCTACGAGCAGCTCACCGGGGACCTGGCCGGCGTCACCTACACCTCCATCCGCGCCGGCCTGCTCGACTTCCGCCGCCGGCTCGAACAGCTCATCGCCATGACCCTGGTGTTCCAGTTCTGCCGGCCGTTCGCCCTGCGCTGGCTCGACCTGCAAGTGGCCACCGGGGCCCTGGAGATCCCGGACTACTTCGCCCGCCGCCGGGCCTACCGCCGCATCGAGTGGCAGCCGGACGGCTGGGACTGGGTGGACCCCGTAAAAGACGTCCGGGCCGCCATCATGGAAGTGCGCGCCGGATTCAATTCCCGCCAGCGCGTGGTGGCCCGCCGCCACGGCGTGGACGTGGAAGACATCGACGCCGAGATCGCCGAGGACAACCGCCGGGCCGACACCGCCGGCCTGGTGCTCGATTCCGACCCCCGCCGCACCACCAACGGCGGCATCGTCCAAAGCGAAAATGCCGACGGGACCGATCCGCAACCATCCCAAGACGCCGGCGGCACCGGCGGACAGGACCGCGGCGGGGCAACGGACACAACCGGCCTGCAAGACATCAAGGAGCAGGCCGATGCCTACGGCGTGTTCGTCCGGTCCGGGGCCATCACCCCCCAGATGTCCGACGAAGCCTATTTCCGCAAGACCGCCGGCCTGCCCGAGGCCTCCGCCGAGGTCGCCGCCGCCTGGCGCCGGGACGGCAACGTCCGCCGGCCCGTCACCTTGCGGGACGCCGGCCAAGCGACCCCGGACACAAGGCAACCCATCGACCAAGAGGAAAATGAAGATGACCGCGATTAAAACCGCCGCCGCCGGCCACCTCGCCGCCGGGCGGATCTCCGTTCCCACCCGCCTGCTCGGCACGCCCCTGATGGTCTCCCGGGCCGAGGCCGATCTGATCCTGGCCGCGCTCTCCGGGCCGCTTCCGGCCGGCATGTTCTTCGGCATTTTCGACGACGACCCGCCCCGAGCCTACGAAGTGAAAAACGGCGTGGCCGTGCTGCCCGTCATGGGCGGGCTCGCCTACCGGGGCTATGGCTGGTACTGGCGCGGCACCTACGGCCAGGTGCGCAAGATGTTCCGCGACGCCCTGGCCGACACCGACGTGCGCGCGATCCTCTTCGACATCGACTCGCCCGGCGGCGAGGTGGCCGGCGCGTTCGACCTGGTGGACGAGATCCACGCCGCCCGGGGCCAAAAACCCATCCACGCCGTGGCCAACGAGGAGGCCCTGTCCGCCGCCTACGCCATCGCCTCGGCCGCCGACAAGGTCTACGTGCCACGCACCGGCGCCGCCGGATCGGTGGGCGTCATCGCCATCCACTACGAGCAGGCCAAGGCCGAGGAGCGGGCCGGCATCACCTACACCGCCATCTATGCCGGAGCCCACAAGAACGACTTTTCCATGCACGCGCCGCTCTCCGACCAGGCCCGCGCCGTGGCCCAGGCCTCCGTGGACCGCGTCCACGACCTGTTCACCGCCACCGTGGCCCGCAACCGCAACCTGTCCGCCGACGACGTACGCGCCCAGCAGGCCGCCGTCTATGAAGGAGAAAACGCCGTCGCCGCCGGCCTGGCCGACGGCATCGCCACCTTCGAGGAAATCCTGGCCGAGCTCGGCCGCAACCATACCGCCACCCAAGCAGGAGGACATACCATGACTTTCGAAGAGATCTTCACCGGCCTTTCCGGCCTCTTGACCGACAAGGCGCACAAGCAAACGGCCGCCGAAAAGCTCGCCGGCATGGGCTACGTGCCCGAGCCCGACCCCCAGGCCGCCGCCGCGGCCCTTTCCCAGGCCGAGGAAAAAGGCGTCCAGCGCGGCGCGGAAACCGAACGCGCCCGGGCCGTCGCCATCGCCGAACGCTGCGCGCTGGCTGGCTGCGGGAAAATGGCGCCCCAGCTCATCGGCGAGCCGATCACCGTCGAAGCCGCCGCCACGCGCATCGCCGAGGCCCTGCACAACGCCGACCCCGCCGCCGGCCTGGACAACAGCAACGGCGGCCTCGGCGCCTCGGGCGCGGACTGGCTCATCGCCGACGCCAAGCGACGGGCCGGGGCCAAGTAAGCGCCCGGCCAAACGAACAACCCCCATCATCGACCCATAAGGAGAACACCCATGGCAGAACTCACCGAAGGCAAACGGCTCCATGACGGCCTGGTCGGCGAAGTCGAGTCCCCTTCCCGCTTCTCGCGCGAGCAGGTGGTCATCGCACCCGGCCGGATCATCGCGGTGCTCAGCGTGCTGGGCAAGATCACCAAATCCATTCCGGCCGCCGGCGCCCCGGCCGGCGGCAACACCGGCGGCGGCACCCTCACCGGCGTCACCGGCGGCGACGACACCCAGATCGGCACCTACACCATCACCTGCATCGCCGCGGCCACCGGCGCCGGCACGTTCAAAGTCGAGGCGCCCAACGGCGAGGCCCTGCCCGACGCCCAGGCAGGCGCCGCCTACGCCAACCCGCAGCTCAACTTCACCATCAACGACGGCACCCCGGACTTTGCCGTGGGCGACACCTTCACCATCGAAGTGGCCCCCGGCTCCGGCCAGTGCACGGCCATCGATTTTTCCGCCGTGGACGGCTCCCAGCAGGCCCACGGCATCGCCGCCGGCGATTACGACGCCACCGGCGGCGCCGTCAAGGGCGTGGCCTTCGTGCGCGACGCCCGCTTCATCGAATCCGCCCTGGTCTGGCCGGCCGGCGCCACCACCGGACAGAAGAACAAGGCCCTGGCCGAACTCAAGGCCGCCGGCATCCTCACCGCCGAGGCGGCCTAGCCGCATTCACCGGCTCAATCGGGTGCCCCCGCGCCCAGCGCGCCGCCCGGAACAGAAAAAGGAGAAACCGACATGTTAAATCCCTTTGCCACCGATGCGTTCAACATGGTCTCGTTGACCAACGCCATCAACATTTTGCCCAACACCTACGGCCGGCTGCGCGACCTGGACCTGATGCCCGGCCAGGGCGTGCGCACCCGCTCCATCATCGTCGAGGAGAAAAACGGGATCCTGAACCTTCTGCCCACCCGCCCCGTGGGCGCCCCCGGCACCCAGCAGCAGCGCGGCAAGCGCAAAGTGCGCTCGTTCGTCATCCCCCACATCCCGGCCGACGACTGGGTCGACCCCACCGAATACCAGGGCGTGCGCGCCTTCGGCTCGGAAAACGACATGGCCTCGCTCGCCCAGATCATGAACGACCACCTCGAGGACCTGAGAAGCAAGCACGCCATCACCCTGGAGTACCTGCGCTGGGGCGCGCTCAAGGGCGAGATCCTCGACGCCGACGGCGCCACGCTCTACAACCTGTTCACCGAATTCGCCATCCCCAAAAAGACCGTCTTCTTCGCCCTGGGCGACCCCGACACCGAAGTGCAGCAGAAATGCTTCGCCGTCACCCGCCACATCGAGGACAACCTCAAGGGCGAAGTGATGAACCGCATCCACTGCTTCGTCTCCTCGGACTTCATGGACAAGCTGCTCACCCATGCCAGCGTGCAGAAAGTCTACGAAGGCCATGCCGCCGCCGTGGCCATCCTGGGCGGCGACCCCCGCAAGAACTTCACCTTCGGCGGCATCACCTTCGAAGAGTTCCGCGGCCAGGCCACGGACATGAACGGCACCACGCGCAAGTTCATCGCCGACGGCAAGGCCATCGCCTTTCCGCTGGGCACCCGCGCCACCTTCAAGACCTTTTACGCCCCGGCGGACTTCATCGAAACCGCCAACACCATCGGAAAGGAGCTCTACGCCAAGCAGGAGCCCAGCAAGTTCGGCCGCGGCGTGGACATCCACAGCCAGTCCAACCCGCTGCCCATGTGCATGCGGCCGGCCGTGCTGGTGGAAGTCGATTCCGCCGCATCATAAATCAACCCATGGCCCGGGGCCGGCGATCCGGACCGCCCCGGACCCCGAAACCGCAACCCTTTAACAGGAACCGCCACCGCCATGACCTTCGACCAGGCCGCCGCAGCCATGATCGCACGGATCAAGGAGAAGATGGGCATCGCCGTCACCTATGCCGGCCAGCCGATCGTCGCCCTGGACCTTCATTTCGGCCAGTCCGCCGCAGGCGCCGTGCACGCCGACACCGCCGAGATAGAAGTGGACGCCACCGACGTGCCCGCCCCCCGGTACCGGGATGCCGTGGTGATTGCCGGCATCACCTGGCGGGTGCACCGCGACGAGGCCCGGGGCCTGGCCATCACCGGCGACGGCCACACCTGGCGCATCCCCCTGATCAAAGACGAACGGATCAAACGATGAACATCAACGCCCTTGTCGACACCTTGTCCGCCGCCATCGCCACCGACCCCGATCTTACCGCATGGTGCCAGGCCAACTACGGCCGCGGCCCCACCGTGTTCGTGAGCTTCGACGAGCGCAACCCCCCGGCCGCCGGCGACCTGCCCGCCGTGATCCTCTATCCCGTCTCAAAGGCCGTGGGTTTGCTTCGCGCCGGAAAGGACCACGGCGTCATGGTCGAGTGCTGGCTGGAAAACGACGGCCTGCATTCCCGCGACGGCATCGGAAACATCGTGGAGTACACCGGCACCCGCCACATCGAGCAGATGCGCAAGCTCGTGGAGACCGTCGCCAGCGGTATCGACACCGGCGACACCATTCTGGCCGAGGCGGCCATCGAGTACGACACCATCTCGCACTTTCCGGCCTTTTTCGCCGTCATGCTCTTAACCTACCAGGAAGAGTCGGTGCCCCTGGGCGCCGACCGCATGGAGTAAAAACGCCATGGCACAACAACGCGGCGCAACCGTCAAGATCGTGGTCGGCTTCGAGGAGACCTTCGCAACGCCGCCATCAGAAGGTTTCATCCTGCCGATCAACAGCACCACCGTAAAGCCCGCCCAGGCCATCAACGCGGCCGCCACCCTGACCGGCACACGCAACCCGGTCCAGCCCTTCCGGGGCAACAGGGACGTGGGCGGCCAGATCGTCATCCCGGTGGACACCCGCGCCATGTGGTACTGGCTGCGGGCCATGTTCGGCCTGCCCGTCACCACCGGATCGGTCGCCCCCTACCTGCACACCTTCACCGTCCCGGATCTGCAGCCGTCGCTCACCATCGAAGAGCAGATGGGCAGCCTCGCCGCCCCGCGATTCTTCCGCTACAAGGGGTGCAAGATCTCAACTGCCGCCATCACCGTGGGCGGCGACGGCGAGCTGATCATGACCTTGACCGTGGTGGGCGCCGATTTTGAGATCGCCACAAGCTCCTTTGCGGCCTCGCCCACGCCCGTGGGCCTCTCCCGGGTCCACAACTTCCAGGCCGCCGTCACCGAAGGCGGGGCGACGCTTTCCAACGCCCCCCAGATCGAGCTCAACGTGGACATGGGCCTGGACGCCGACACCTTCGTCATCGGCGGGGGCGGCGTGCGCGGCGACATCAACGAGGGCATTTTATCCGTCGGCGGATCGCTCACCACCCTCTTTAAAGACGACACCCTGCTGGTCAAGGCCATCGACAGCGCCGAAAGCGCCTTAAAAGTCACCGTCACCGGCAATGCCAGCAGCATCTTCGAGCTGGAGATGCCCGAGATCAATTATGCCGTCAACGGCCCCGAGGTCCAAGGCCCCCAGGGCCTGCGGGTCACCCTCGATTTTCAGGCCTACCACGACGACGGCGCGGCCGGCTCGGCCATCGTGGCCCGGCTGACCAACGCCGACGCCCACGCGTAACAAGGAGAAAACATGAGGGAAGTAGAATTGTCCAACGGCAAAACGATCACCGTGCGGCCGCTCAAGGCGCGCGAGATCGACGAGCTGGCCGAATATGGCGTGGGCTGCATGCGCTGCGAGATCTTCAAGCTGCCCGGCGAGAAGCTGGACGAAGCCATCAAGGCCATGCTGCACACCCAGTTCGAGCCGGGCGAGCGCGCCGAGCTGCCCAACCCGGACCAGAGGAAGATCTTCAAGGCCATCTGCAACGAGACCTGGTCGTCCGAGGAAGAGGAAAAAAACTCATCGCGGTCTGGTCCGAGCGATCAGACCGCACCCGACAGGAGTACTGCCAAACATGCGTAGAGACCGCAAAGCAGGAAGGCCGGCCGGCGCCGTGCTCCTCGTGTGCGTGGACGACATCCGCCACGCCGCTATGGCCGGCCAATCGGGAGGCCCTGGATTTATGGCTGCACGTCAACACGCAGTGGCGCGCGGCTGGCTTTGCGCTCATCGGTCTGGACTACTGCGCCGTCAGGGCTATCGCCCAGGACCTGGGCATCGAGTGGACCGCCGGCCTGTGGCGCAAGATGCTGGCCTTGGAGCGGTTCGAAAAAAGCAGGATGGAGAAAAGCCATGATCCAGGTCCAACCGGTGGTGCAAAACGCCAAGAAGGTGGTCCAGGATTTGCGTAAGCTCAAGGAAAAGGAGCGCAAGGCCTTCGAGATCGCCGTGCGTGTGGAGGCCTTCCGGCAGCTTCGCCAACTGCGCGACGAGGTCCGCCAGGGAAAACCCGGCGGCCGGCCCTATGCGGCCGATCTGCTCACAAGGCTGGCCTCCTACACCAAGCGCGCAAAACCCAAAAAAAACCAGATCCCCTTGAGCCGACTGTCCCGCCTGGTGCGCGTGAACATCAAACACGCCGGCACCGACGATGTCCAGATCTCTTTCGGGTTCGTCAACACCAACACCTCGCGCCTGTCGAGCTCGTACAAGCAGATCCTGCTGCGCCACCAGGAGGGCATCGATGTGCTCTACACCCGCAGCCGCACCGAACTTGGCCGGCGCTTTGCCCGCATCGGCGGCCGGCTCGAAAAGGCCGGCAGCCCGGATGCCAAGTACTTTTTCTTGCGCAAGACCACCGGCCGCACCATCGATCTTCCGGCGCGCGACATCATCAACACCTACTGGCGCCAGAACAAGATCAGCGCCTTAAAGCAGATCCGTCGCAACTACCGCCTCAAGCTGCGCGGGGAAAGGATCTGATCCATGGCCGACGCCCAGCTCGAGATCGCCCTTTACGCCAAGAACAAGGCCGATGCCGCCTTCAACGAGGTCAAGGCGCACCTGATGGGCCTGGAACGGGCCGCCACGCTGGTCAAGGGCGCCTTTGTGGCCATGGCCGGTGCGGTCTCGATCGGCGCCCTGACCGCCGGCATCGGCCAGATGACCGGCGCGGCCAGCGACCTGGAAGAGACGATCAGCAAGGTCAATACGCTCTTTGGCCGCGAAATGGCCGACGACATGGAGCGCTGGGCGGAAACGGCGGCCTCTTCCATGGGGCTTGCCAAGCAAGAGGCCCTGGACGCCGCCGGCACCATGGGCAACATGTTCCTGCAGCTCAAGGCTGGAATCGATCAAAGCGCGCGGCTCTCCCAGGAGATGGTGCAGCTTTCGGCCGATATCGCCTCCTTTCACAACGTGGCCGGCGGGGCCAACCAGGTCCTGGAGGCCATGCAGGCCGCCTTCCGGGGCGAGTACGATTCGCTTCAGCGCTACATCCCCACCATCAACGCCGCCGCGGTGGAGCACGAGGCCCTGGCGCGCAGCGGCAAAAAGAGCAAGGATGAGCTCACCACCCTGGATAAGGCCACCGGAGCCTACCATATTATCTTGCGCGACGCCGGGGCGGCCGCCGGCGACTTTGCGCGCACCTCCGATGGCCTGGCCAACCAGCAGCGCATTTTAACGAGCAACCTGAAAGACCTGTCGGCCGAGCTGGGCGAGGTGTTCATCCCCAACCTGACCAAAAGCATCCGGTTTCTAAACGACCTGGCCGAAAACAAAAAATTCATCGCCTGGCTCAAATTGATCGGCGTGACCATCGACGGTTTCATCCTCGAGCCCATGCGCAACGCCATCGGCATGCTCAGCCAGGCCACCGAGTACCAGGCCGACGTGCTCAGAAGGCAGATCGAAAAGCAAAAAGAGCTCATCGCCCAGGACATGGCCGACCTTGGCGGGTGGCGCGCTAAAATCATGGGGGCGGACGTTTACCAGGAGCAGCTCGAGCGGCACAACCGCGAGCTGGAGCAGATGCGCCGCAAGCTCGAACAGATCCTGGACCTGAGTCCCATGTACATCGATATCGCCGCGGTGCCCGCGGCGGCCAATGTGGATGTCCCAGGCGGCCCGGCCCCCGGCGCCCCCCCGCCGCCGGCCAAGCCTGCCCCCTTCGACAACAGCGCCCAAATCTTCCAGGCCGAGCTTGAAAACGCCATGCGCGATTATCAGCAGATGATCGCAGCTCAAATCCGCATTCCGGACAAGGACCTGGGCATCGACATCGCGGACCTGGTCAGCCTCAACGTGCCCGGCGACGCGGCCGAGCAGAGCTTCCGCGACATCCAGGAGATGATCGACCGGCGCAATGCCATGATGGAGCAGGGGAACAACGAGCTATTGAAGATCACCCAGTACACGGCCGAGCAGATGCAAAACGCGTTTGCCGATTTTTTCTTCGACGTCATGACCGGGCAGCTTAAAACCTTCGAGGATTACATGCGATCGTTTTTAGAGTCCATGGCGCGGGCCGTGTCCGAGGCCATTGCCCAAACGCTCGTCCAGTATGCCATTCTCAAGTCACAGAGCTCCAGCAGCGGATCGAGCGGCGGCACCGGCGGAGGCGGTTACGGCTGGGTCGGGTCCCTGGTCAACCTGGTGGTGGCCGCCGCGTCGCGAGATTCCGGCGGGCCGGTGGCCCCAGGGGGGCTGTATGAGATCGGGGTGCCCGAGATCCTGCGCACCGGCGGCAAGCAGTACCTGATGATGGGCGGCAACCAGGGCGGGTACGTGGAGCCCCTTAAAGAGGGCGGGCAGGGCGTGGCGGTAAACCTTCGCAACATCAACGTGCTGGACCCCTCGATCGTGGAGGAGTGGGCCAACTCACCTTCCGGCGAGCGGGTGATTTTAAACGTCATGAGAAGGAACCAGTGACATGGCCGTTTCCATCGGCACCGCCACCGACTACCTCGATCTTCTCGACCGGCTGCGCACCTTCATGCTGGCCAACGGCTGGGCGTCGTTGAGGTTTGACGGCGGGTCCGAGTTCATCGCCCAGGGCGAGGGCCTGGGCGGCACCGATGAGATCTTTGTCGGCATCAAGGGTGAAGAGGACACGGGCGCGGACTGGTTCAACTGGCAGTTAAACGGCATGACCGGGTTCGAGGCGGGCCAGGCCTTTGCCGCCCAGCCGGGCAACATCGGGTACAGCGCGGCGCCCCATTTTCCAAGGCTGCACCTGTGGAACAGCGCGATCCCCTACTGGTTCGTGGTCAACCCCCGGCGGATCATCGTGGTGGCCAAGATCTCGACCATCTATCAACTGGGGTACCTGGGGTGGATCAATCCGTACCTTCCGGCCACGAACATGCCCTATCCCCTGCTCATCGCGGGCACATCCACGGCGTCCAACGGCAGCCGCTGGAGCACGGTGCACGACACCCACTCGCTGGGCGTGATGCAGCCGGTGTGCGTCAATGGATCGACCACGGAGGCCACGATCCTGACCAACCCGCGATCGTCCGCGCGGTTCTGGTTCGGCGAATGGCACGGGATTCAGAACTACTTTAACGGCTCGCTCTCCTACGGCACTTCCATGAAGGCCCTGTGGCCCTACTGCCGCAGCGGAAGATCGGCGTTTATGCGCACCAATCCCCTGGACGGCGGATACCTGCTCACCCCGGTCATCGCCCACTTTACTTCGCCGTACAGGTACGTGTTCGGAGAGCTGGACGGGCTTTTCCACGTGTCCGGGTTTTCAAACGCGGTGGAGAACATCGTCACCGTTGGCGCCGATGACTACCTGGTGGTGCAAAACGTCTATCGCAACACCATCGGCGATTACTGCGCCGTCAAACTCGCATAGGAAGAAACGATGGACTACGAGATCGGATCGGCCACCGACGCCCACGACA